TCAAGACAGACTGTGGAGTGATTGTGCCCATCAAATTAAAATTATGAAAGAGCATGGTTGGAACGACACACTTGCTGATTTATATGCAGAAAGAATCTCTCGCCCAATGCCAGAGGGTGATTGGGACGGTGTAGATAGAAAAACAAGTAAGTAGTAAATCATAAATACAGTTATGGCAGAAAAGAAAATAGAACAAGTTCAAGAAGAGAAATTAGTCAAAGTTGGTCTTTGGGCAAGGATCAAACACTGGTGGCGAACTCTTATAAGAGAAGAATGGGAGTTAACTGTGTTTTTTCCTGGTGATACAAAATTTCTTGAAGATGGATCACGTATAAATTCGTGGGCACCTAAAACTTTTAGAGCAAAGAAAATTATAAAGTTAAAACAAAAACATATTATTTTTGTAGACTTGTTAGGTGTTAAACATGAAATTGTTGTTGTTGATCCTGTAGGATACGACTTAAGAAAAATCTATTAGTTATTCATCAACTTTCCAGAACGATGAACCTTCAAAGAAAGTGTAATAGTGTCTAAAGTCTTTTACTTGCTGTTTTGCATGAAACAATTCTAAAGGTATTCCAGCATCAAATTTTACTAAAGCATTGTGATATCTTTTAAGTATTCTTTCAAGTCTTCGAATATCTTTTGCAAGAGCATCTAATAAAATATTTTTGTATTCATTATCTTGTAACAGATCAATAAGCCAATGGTGATGCGGGTCCTCACTATTGAACCTTCGTAATATTTCTCTTGCTTGATAATACAAACCTCTTATTGGATTCATTCCAACTCTAAAATCTTTCATTACACTTTTGAAATAAAAACTATCATGTTCTGTGGCTAAACTTGACATTACTTTTTGATACTCTTTTCGTAATGCAATTTTAAGAGTATCCATGCTTTTTTCTATGTTAACATTGTACTCTTTAAAAAGTTTAGTTGCAATTTTTTGATGCCTCGGTGTTAGTTTGTCGTAATAGGTATCTTTTATTTCTTCTAAAGTGTATGCACCGTCGAGTATTAAGTGCGGAATAGTTTTAGTTCGCTGAAACTTGTCTAATTCGCTTTGTATCCGCAAGACTACAAAATCTATGATTTCGCCTTTGCTCATGCTGTTATTTATTTAGAATGTATGTCAAGAATAGTGTGCAGTTTTTCTGTACCACCATTTTTGTATAAAGTAATTTTTGCGCCGTTGTGTAAGGGTTTTGGCCATCGCCCTATGTTAACCCAGGCATACCCGGCACTTTCGCCGTTTAATTTAGGAGGCCTAAATTCTTCTTCAACTACATATACAAAACTGTAATAGTAAAAATGCTTATCTTTGCTTTGATAAACATCTATTGGATTTAGTTTTGCTAATTCTGGAACTATGCCAAGTTCTTCGTCGAGTTCTCTAATAATGCATTCGTATGGGGTTTCGCCATGTTCCATCATGCCTCCCCAAAACCCCCAGGTGTGGTTAAATTTTTTGCCACCTTCTCTTAGTTGAAGTAAGCATCTGCCTGTGTCTTTAGCAAGGAAAACAACTCCTGCCGCTGTAATCTTCATTAAAGTACCAATCTCCAAAATCCTGGGTTGTATTCACCTTCGTAACTGCTAATCCATAGTTTCCCAGTCCATTTAAATTGTTTACTTGTAAAACTATTAGTTACATATTGTGGAGTTGATACGTTGTTTGAATTAAATACTACAGTCCAATTTGATCCGTCGTATTCTATGATATCATTTTCTTTTGCATCTAACCCCCAATTTGGATGCCCGGTTTCGCTTATATCAGCATTTATAAGATATCGTTGTCCTAAACTTGCCGCATCTAACGTTCCGTCCCCTGGATAATTTTCTCTTGCATCTATAATTTTGGTTATGTTTGTTAAAGTATTTGTAGGTAAAGTTTCTGAATCTAAATTAAAAACTAATTGTGTATCGTCTGTTGGATTTTTTGCAACTGTACCTGTAAGCATGTTTAATTCGTTATCACGATCATTTGATATATTAAGTTTTAATAAACTTGTACTTTTGATAGTACCAAGCATTTCTGTGATGTCTACCCAGTCTACTGCTTGTCCAGTTTGGTCAACTAATTGTGCTGTAGCACCTGTAACTTGAACACTATAATCTCCTGGTGTTACAATTACTTCTGCAGAGTCTTCTATACTTCCAAAGAAGTCAGCAAAATCTTCACTGTAACCTAATTCAGCAATACTGCTTACAGAATGTATGTCATTTACTATTCTTTGAATAATTGCCTGTTTTTTGACTTTTGCAGGAGGACTTATCCAAATTGGTATTGAAAAAGTCATAGTAGAAATATCAAGTGTTTCATCAACACCTTGAGGTACTGATCTGTTACTCCATACTATATCAGAAAGTTCTACTTCAAAAATACTTGTCCAATCTAAAGCATTTGCATTAGATTGCAACTGAATACTTGGATTAAACAATACAAACACTTGTTCTAAAATTTGCAATTTAGTATCAGTGTTAGTTGTCCACACATCAACATTTATAGTCATGTTGTAAGGAACAGGCATATATCTTTGTGTAGAATAAAGATTACCTTGATTTGATTTGTACGTTTTAGTCTGGCTGTCAAATTCTCTTTCTGCTACTTGAGTGGTATCAACAAGAAAAGGCTCGTGTGTTCTATCTCTTGCAGGTTGAATACTTCCTATAGTAACACTTATAAAAGGAGCACTATTGATTACATTCTCAGAGTTTTTTCTAAGAATACTTGCAACCATACGACTTTGATCTCCGTATCTTGCAGGAACCCTATTGTATTTTGCTTCGCCGTCTTTGTATTCACGAACTTTAAAATGCGAAAATATTCTTATAATTTGTATAAGATATCTTTTTATCTGTTCGTCATACCAGTAATCTAAATTCTTTCCTGCCATTAGTTATCCGTCTTTGGTAACACAACCTTACTCAAGTTTACTTTTTCGCTTACTTCTTGACCGTCTTCAAAAGTAACTTTGTTTTCGTTGTTAATAAATGTTGTTAGTATTCTATTAGCCGCCGCCCAAGTTCCACGCTCATCAGTGCCAACATTAAGCCATCTTGTTCCAGATTTTTTAAACAATCTATATGGTCTAAAATCTGTTCTCAAAAAATAATCTCCATCGCTTGTTCCACTTAATGGAAAACTTTCTCCACTACCTACTAAACTTAATCCGTTAATAGGTTCACCGTCTGCTCCTCCAAAGTCTAATGTAGGTGCAGGTTTATCTGGTACAGAGTCGTCAAAGTATAAATGAGCAGTTTTTCTGTACTGCGGATCATATGGTACATCTCTTTCTGCTTGTTCAAGCAATTTATCGTTAATGTTTATTTCACTTTGATATGTGCTAATAAAGTTTCTTAAATCAGTTTCCTCTTCACCACTGCCAAGTATATCTCTGTATTCTTGAGAATCGTTAATAGGTCCTAATTTAACACGCCACAAATGAGGCCACCATCTTGGATCATATCCTTCTGCTGGTCTGCTACCATCTGTAACTACATAAAATCTGTTTATTGCATCATCACTGCCTAATAATAAATCATCACGTAAGTGAGGCAGTTCTAACACATCGCCTGGCATAAGTTTACGTCCAAGTTGCTCAACCATACTTTCTATATGAAAGTTCATAAACAAAGTATCATTAGCAAGAAACATACCAAACTGTGTTAAGTCGTATGCATCATTGTCGCCTAAGTTATATTGTCCTCTTAATTCATAAATATCTTTATCGTACTTCCTATCTCTGTTTTCTAAGAATAATAAATCTTGTATAAAGACTTCTGAATCTTGTCCAGCACTACTTGGTCTTGTAGGATCTTTTTCGTTAGGAGTTTCATGTACTCCTATGTACTTGTGAATATTTACTCCGGTACCACCGGCGTAGATATGCTCTCCGACTACTCTATCTATAAAGTCGAAGTCGTTACCTTTTACTGGATTCCATAAACTTAATTTCGGCATAATGTACTATTTATCAGTTTCTTTGATATATTCAGATTAAAATTATATGCGTATTTAACCACGATAAATATTGCACACGGAGAGGTGGCTGAGTGGT